ACCAGCCCATATGGCATCAATCATTGAACCAACATCAGTCCACCAACCAAAGTACTTACCAACCTCATAAACCGCCACACCAAGTGCAGCAATCGCAGCGATAATTGCAAGTATAGGCCATAAAGCAAAATCCTCTGCCAAAGCCAAACCAAGGAAAGCCTCCTCATCAGCCACAATGAAAGGTAACATACTCGCCAATGCACTTACAGCACCCGCATCTTTTATAGCCTTCAAACCGGTGGCCATCTGACCAACACCAGTAACCATATCAATCATAGGACCACCAGCAACACCGGCAATCGCAATACCCATACCAAGTATTCCACCAGTAGCCTCGTCCAAGTCACCTATGAAATCCATAGCCCCACTGGCAGCACCAAGGAACATTTCACCCATCTGCCTTTTACCACGATCCAACATCGCAGTGAAAGTCTCAAGTTTGTTATTGTAGGTGTCTTGTTGGCTGATACCAGCCCAACCTTCCTCAGTCAATGCTTCCTGCAAGGCCTTGTTCCTTTCCTCTATAGTACCGGCCTCTTTCAACTTGTCAATATGTGCTGCTAGAACAGGTGACCTTTCAATCTCGGCTGTGTTCCCTTGCATTATATAGTTGACAAGGTCTTGTTGAGCTTCAGTTGCATTTTTTCCATAGTTACTCATTGCAGCAAAGTAATCTGCTGCATTGGTACCCATTCTTTCCAGTTCATCGGCGGTGATGGTGGCATTCTTTGCGGTTGCTTGGGATAGTAATCCACCTATCGCTACATCATCCCCTGGTAGGTCTGCTACTAATCCGTTGATGACTTTCATTTGTTTGGCAGCGTTCTCGGCTCCGATACTCATTGTGAGGAATGTTTCTTGTTGTTGTTGTTGCCCTGCAAGGTCTAGTGCTTCCATTAGGTTTCTGCCTAATTCGACTACTCCTTCTTTGGCCCGCATTACTCCATCAGCGATGTTCTGGAAAGCCATTTGCATAGTGGCACCGGAAGACTCTGACTTGTTACCTAGGTCTTCGACTTCTTCACCGGTTTTCTGTGCCTCATCCCCTAGTTTCCTTACATCTTCCTCGGCTTTATCGGCACCATCACCAAGTTCATCCATACCTTGTGTGCCTTCATCCCCTACACCTTCAAGGGTTTCACCTAGGTCTTGTGCTGCATTGCTTACTGCTTCGAAAGTGTCACTGGCATTATCGGTTGCTGATAAGATAATGTCCATTTCTTCTTTCATCTTCTACTCCCTAATTTTTATCTTTTATTTATTCTTCTTGAATTTAACACCCATACTCTCACATAATGCAGTTAATTTAACATCCAAGTTTTCACGGTAAACCACATCATTGGAGGCACATATGCTAAAAAAAGTTTGCTGGAACAAAGTCTGCTCCAAGAATGGTGGAGCGGTTAATATTCCAGCCTTGTATTGTTCGTAAAGTATTCGCCCTTCCCTATTGGCGAAACTGTTTAATAATGGTCAAATCATTGTCATTGAGGTTGCTTATACGTACCACCTCGGCAAAGACCTTCTCCGGCACACCAGGGATGAAACTTTCCACCACTTCCGGTTCTATGTTCATACTCCAAGCCACCGCCTGGTAAAGGGCTTCGTTCTGGTATTTGGTGAATTCACCGGCATTAACATCCATATCACTCATATTGGTACTGGTATGGGTTCTTTTGCCATTCTGCATACCAATCTTCATCACAAAACCTTTCTTCTCAATGGTCTGCAACTTTGACAGTTCACCACTTGTTAATGGTCTTAATTCCAATTCTTGCTCCTCACCATTAACAGTAATGGTTACCATTTCAGTCCTATCCTTGCCAAGTGTCAATTTCTCAATCATATCCATATTACCCATAATAAACAACCTCCACATAATGATTTTATGATCTAAAAAATAAAAAAAAAATTAGACGACCAAAATCGTTTTTAGTCGTCTTTTGTTACTACTTCTTCTTGGTAGTTCACTAGTTGAACGTACATATCTGTTTCGACTTGTGTGGTACCATCTTCAAGTGTCACTGTGTCGCTACCCAGTGTTTCGAGTGTCATTGTGACCTCGACGGCATCTGCACCACTCATACTGTATTCAACGTTAACTGTACATTTTGGGAATAATATTTTACAGTTAATGTCACTGTCTTCACAGTGTGCTATGTTCACTTCTAGTGGTAATTGTAATAGTTTACAACTGGATGGTTCTAATGCTCCCACTTCACCATACTGTGCATTCAAGATGGCTCTTACTGTTTCGCTTGTTAGGGTGGTGGTTATGCTTACCTCGTTTTCCCTTTTACCAGCTATTGCTCTTTTTTGTGGGTACCTTGAACCTAATCCTATACTGTGGTCTACATCATGATTGTTACTGCCGTTGAAATTGAATGCAGTGCTTACTCCATCTAATGCACTGTTGTTCAGTTTAAGGCTTACATCGTAGAACATGATGAATATTTGTTCTGCGGTTAATGGGTCTGGTCTTGTAAAGGTTTCTCCATCTTGTCCGATTATTCCGGCTTTTTCGGTCTTGTATATCCAGTTTGCTCCTACACTCATACCTTCATCTGAAACTTCAAGGCTCATTCCATCGCATAGTAATCCGTAAAGGTATTTTTTGAGCATATCATACACAGCAATAGCCCTGAATGATGGTAGTTCTTTTCCTTCTCCACCATAGAATTCATGGATATATGTTTGTGTGTGGCCACTTGCTGGTGTGTCTCCTTCGGTGCAGACATAATTGTCTAGGTATCCGAGGAAGTAATAGGTTAATTGTTGTAAGTCGGCATCTGCACTGGTTTGGCCGGTTGGTTTCATTATACCTGCTCTTGCGAAACGGTTCATACGGCTTGTACCGCTTTTTACGATTGGTTCGTCGTTGAGTTTGAATTCCACTGTTTCGGCTTGGTTCCAGAAGTCTGGTTCAAATTCAGACTTGGTGATGGTGGTGTTTCCGTAGGTTCCTTCCAGTTCTAATCCGAATCCTCTGTCAACCATTGTTTATCAATTCTCCTTCTATTCTTTTTCTCTTCTCTCTCTTTTTTTTTATGGGGTTTCGCTTATTTGTTGTGGTTCCCCATCATCATCATCGTTGTTGTTTTCTTCTTCTTGTTGTTGTTCACTGGTTAGTAGTTTGTAACACATTCTCCAATTCAACACTACATTCACGTTTAGTATTACACCAGTCACGGCTACACGGTCGCTTTTACCAGTCACATTCACATACCCCACGGGTGAGTAGGTTTGTAAGGTAATGTTCTTAATCAATCTCTGATTAGGCAATTCTTGAGATTGTATGGTTTGCCAATTGTTCAAGATACTCATTATCACCCTATTCGCTAGGTTCTGACTAGCCAAGTTACTAACATCCAGGTCTGGATCGTATACTCCGCAGTCGAATTCGAATGGTACTGTTAGTTCCATTGTTTGTGAGATGTCGGCTTGTCGGTTTGCGGTGGCGGGGTGTTGTGTTACCCATATGATTGGTTCTTCCACTTGGGACTCATTGTAGTAACTGTTTATGATGGTTTGTACTTCTGGTAGTAGTCCTTCTTCCTTGTTTTCAGAGTGTAGGCATTGGAGTATTATTTTGTATAGTTTTTCCATTCCTGTGATTATGTTGGTGGTGTTCATTGTTGTTCCTCCATTGCTTTTAGGAAGTATCCTGGTACTAGTGGTTTGAGTTGTTCGAAGCTTGTTTGTACGAAGTGTTTGCCTTTTATTCCTGGGTGGTGTACTACTTGTACTGGGTGTTCTGCTCCATCCCAGTATAATGCTCTTTTCCCTATGTTGTGTAATGAGCCACCTGCAACTATTCCTTGGAATTTTGGTCTGATGGTGTAGGGTTTTGTGCCTTGGTCTTGGTATATTGCGTATTCTGCTGGTGTTTTGATGTGTGCTTCCTCATCAGTGATGGAGTCTATGAACCAACTCTTTAATAATCCGTGGTCTACTGGTGAATTCTGCATTAGGAAGCGTACCATTGTCTGTGCAGAATAATTCAATCCTTGTGCCTTTGCCCTTTGCCAATTGGTTGGTAGTTTGCCGATGGGGTTTGTGTCGAGTTCTAGTGTTATTTGCACCATAGGTCTTCACCAGTTATAGCAAATATGTCTAATTTTGAGTAATCATTACTGACATCATTGACAAACGGTTCAAGGTCTGCTTTTAGGTCATCTGTGAATATATCACTTGGTATACTTTGTAGTGTCCAATCGTTGACCTTGATTATGGGACTGTCTCTTTTCTGTATTGCCAATGTGACCATATTACTGGTTAATCGTAGGCAGACGTTTTTCATTGCATCGGTAACATTACTCTTGTCTATTGTCTTAATATGACAATAGTGTAGTATCAATGATTGAGATTGCAATATCCAACCATCAAGTGTAGTGTATAGGGTGTCATTATCGGTTTTGTCGAGGTTGAGGTGTTGTGGTTTCAAACCAGTAAATGTGATTACATCATTAACACTAATCCATAGTGTACTGCTTGGTGTATAACTCATATCCTTTTACACCTCCAATATATAAAAAAAATTTTAGGGAGTTTTTACTCCCCATTCTCTTCTGCACTTTGTAGAGCAGTGAGTGTGATGGTTACAGTCTCATCACCATCAACAGTCAAACTACCACTATACTGTAAACTATCATCAGAACTAGTCGCTAAAAATACTGGATAAGTCACCAACGGCATAATCTCGAATTCAACAACACCACTAGAATCAGTAGTATCAGTGAAAATAGGTTTATTTGGTAATAATCCTAAACTAACTTCTGCACCCTCTAATGGTGTGTCCTCTGAATCGACACAAGTAATAGTGGCACTACCAACACCACTAACCAATGTACCCTCAAGGATTGCTTGTTCACTACTGCTTGATTCATAGAAATTGTTCAAGGTTGTACCATCAACAACTGCACTGGTAGATGCCCATATTTTCATACCAATCCCTGATGGTTCTGTGAAGTAGGTTAATTCGTATTCTGCTCGGTTATTAGCGGTTTCACCAGTACCTTCCAAACAACCTAAACCAATGAGAGTACCAGAAGAGTATGCTTCCAAACTGTATTCTGGAGTAACTGGTGTGTCACCAGTCAAAGATACAGTAAAATTCTTATGATTAGACCTGAACGCTAATGTCTCAGTCGCAGTAACATAACCCTCTTTACTAATGGTCGCAGTATAATCACCATACTCCAACTCAAAACTAGCCTTACCATCATCACCAGTAGTCTCAGTAGTACTACCAATAGTAACACTAGCACCCACGATAGGGTCAGCACCATCACTAACAGTAACAGTCAAAGTATCAGTATCACCCTCCAACTCACTCCTAACATAAAGATAGAGTCTCCTATCACTACGCCTAACCATCGCTGGCAACTCATTCCAAGATTTAAGAGTCATCAGCATCCTCTCCATCAAGGACACTCTTCACATACTCATACAAAGCCTTACGAGACCTTTTCTGCTTAACAGTCAACTCAGTCCAATCCTTCAAACTAAAAGTAGGCTCATCAGCCATAAAAAATCACCTCTAATATAAAAAAAATAGGGGGAAAACATATTCCCCAAAGTTTATAATTTGTTCTCTTCTTGCACAGCAGCCGCTTCAGTCGCAGTCATAACACCAGTAATAACAGCATCATTCCATTGCAAACCAGCAGCACAACGAATACGATAATAGTACTCAGTTTTTTCTTGAGCAACAATACGATTAGGCTCAACACTCAAATCCTTGTAAACACCATACCATAAGAACTCAGGAACAGTCAAGATGGAAGGTACTGCACCATAAACTGCTCTACCATCGGTTGCATCCAATACTGGAGCATACTTAACAGGAATGTTCTTATAAGCAAGGTTAGGTCTACCAACAATATTAGTATCACCAAGACTAGTGTCACGAGAGATTAAAAGGTTTTGGTATGCATCATAAACCTCCCAAGGAACATAAAAAGCACAACGATTCAAAAGGTTTGCTTGTCTATAAGCAACAGGCAAACCAGTGATCATAGCATCGAACATTGCATCAATACCATTAGCCAAATCAAAATCAGCATCACCACTGGTTGCGGTTGCTTCACCAGCACTGATTACTGCAGATGATTTTGCTTGTGTTAACCATCCATCAAAGGTACTGAATAATGGGTGTGCTACTGCAGCAGTTCCTGCGTCGTTGTCAGCATCGTAAGTGTAGGAGTCATCACCGAACACACATAATGCTTCCAAGTCGATACCTACTGCTTCACCCATCATACTTAAAAGGGTTTGTTCGAAAGCTTCTCTTTCAATGTTGTCTTCCTTATCATCATCCAAAATGGAAGTTAAAGCTTTGAGTTTAGTACTGTTTAATTCTGCTTTACCGAAACCAATGGTTGCTTCGGTTAATTCATCTTCAGTAGCACCATAGGCATCATAACCATTTTGTAAAACACGGCCAACAATTTTAGTGGAAGATACTACTTGGTTCATTGCATTCATTCTACGGAAACTTGCATCATTAAGGATGGTTTGGTTGGTGATTGCAGCACGCATAAAAGTGTTGAATTGCTCATCATTTAATAATGCCTTTGCACTTGCCATATCGGTTCTCATTGATTTAAATACTTCAATCTCGTTCTCATTAACTAACTGGGATAAAATGTACTGGTTATCCATAAATATCACATACTCCTATTATATTTTTCTTGTTCCATCAGGGTTTCTTCCTAATGCTTCGTAAATAGTCATTTTTTTGGTTTTTTCTGCTTGGATGTTATCGTGGACTGGCTCTGCCTTGGATTCGCCTTTCTCTGCAATCTCTTCCACTACTTCCTCAGCTTCTTCTTCTGGTTCTTCTTCGGTTGCTTCCTCCTCTTCTTCTTCTTCGGATTTTTCTGCAACCTCTTCTTCCTCTTCAACTTCAACTTCTATTTCTTCTGCTTCAACTTCTTCAGTAGGTTCAGTTTCGCCTTTCTCTGCGACAACCTCATCTACTGGAGTTAAAGCAGTGGTTAAAGTTTGTTTAAACTCATCTTGCATAGACTGGAGTGCTTCAGAGAATTCAGTTTTCATTGCTTCAATTTCACCTTTTAAGTCAGTGATTTCAGATTTCAAAGCAATGACTTCTGCTTCTTCACTCATACCCATAGCATTGAGTATCTTAGATTTTAAACTTAATTCCTCTTCCATGTTATCAATCTCACAGAATTTACTTTCGTGTAAGCACGGTTGTCGAGTGAGGCTTACACTTAATACTACTGGGTCAGGCACATCCCTAATCAAGGAATTACCCATACTAGATATGTTCTTACAACTACACTCACCCCTAGTCTTAAGGGCTTCAAGGTACTTGTCAGCACTACTCCTAGACAAAACACTAGGACTATACCCAGTATAATAACCTTTCAAAGCCTCAGAGATAGCCTCGTCATCGGTCAAATGAGTAGTCAACAACCAAGTACCAGTAGGATAGGTTTGCTCCGACCCATCATAAAGGTTAAAGGTAGTATCTTGATCTAAAATTATTGATTGGTGTGGTTCTCCTATTTTTCTGCCATCACGGGTTAATCCGTGTTCGTGGTCTACGAACCCGTACTTGTCATATGATTCCTTGAATGCTTGGATTTGTTCTGGGTTTAATGGTTGTTCTCCATTGTTGTAATCGCAATCCTTTGCATATGGGATTAGTACTGGTGCGGTTAGTAGGATTGTACCATCATCTAATTGTTTAATGTAAGTCATAAGTATCAATCGTTATTCTTTTCTTTCTCTGCTTTTTTTACAAGCATATCAAAATATTCATCAATCTCATCAAAGATAGAATCATCGACTTCAATATAATCTTTAGAATTTGACATTTAGCAACTCCTCATTAGTTAAAAATTCTATTTCAAATAAATTAGCCTTGTTTTTACCAACACCATACTCTTCTAAAAGCCAATTATTGTATGTTTCCTTGACTTCAGTACGATATTGTTTTTTTAATAAATCTCTTTCCTCTTTACTCTCTGCTTTTAATATCAAATCATTATACTTGTTGTCTCCTAAATCAGAGTAAATGTCTCGCATTTGTTGGTTCATTTTGCTTCTTGTTTCATAACGGATTGAATCATAAATACCTTCTTTTTTCATAAAGGTTCCTTGTTCCGTATCTCTTGCAATCCACAAACCATCTTTTGTTGAAGCAAAACAAGCACCTTGTTTGCCATAACCTAATTGGTTGTACATATCTGCTCCACTAAATCCTGCTTCTGCAGGGTGATTATGTAATAAACCGAATTGGTTTTGAGTATAAGGTCTTGGGACTTTTACTCCTTTAGCAGTTCCACGAATATCTTTTGTATGGATTAATTTTCCAGTTTTTAAATCAACAAGGTTTCCCCATTCGATTTTAGCATTTGTTCTTAACTCTTTATGTTTTAATACTGTTTCTAAAACTTCTGGAGTTATTTCTACTTTGGAGTTTCTTTCACCACCATTGATAATGTAAGGTTGTGTAGGTGCTTCTGTAGGTGAAGTTTCTGTTATATCTGTAGGTTCCATTTGGTTTGGAGTGTTGTCTGCTTTTGTTTCTATTTTTACCAAATCAGATTCTCGGAATGGTGTAAAAGGCGGAGCCATAAAACCATAAGGCATAACAAACGGAGCATTAGCACACCGACAATTAATCCACTCCTCCAATGGTCCATCAGTATCCCCAGGAAACTTCAAACCATTACTATACTCATCACCAACACGAATAATTTCTCCATCAATCTCAATATGAGAATCCCTTACACGATCATCATTTGCACACATCCACATAGTGTACTCAACACCCATATCTTCATAGGTATCCATCACGGCAGTGTTATGAGCATTATGTATCTCGGTACGGGCTATCCTCTTTGACTCCCAAGTGGTCAATTGGTCAAACCTTGCGGTCAAATCATTGGCAACACTATTAATCCCTTGACCATTACGATAACCATCAGTTAATATTTGACTAATCTGACTATCCACCCTTGCTAATGTTCTTTCACTAGCGGTAAATGTCTTATTGAGTAATCGTTCCTCTGCACTTGGCAATGTTCCGAATAAATCATTAGTCTTTTTAAGCCGAGGAGTGAATGGTATTCTTTCACTTTTACTTGCGGTCTTTGCTCTACTGTTAGCAATCTCCACTAATCGTTTACCCTCTGCCTTACCTAGTCGGTATTCTCGTTTGATATACTTCTCAAGCAACTCATAATACTCCTTATGTGCCTCGTGTACTGGTGCACATATAAGGTCCACTTGCCCTTGCAATAACAAGGTATCGCTCCAATACTTGTCAAGAGCATTTAGGACTTCCTTTTTGAGTTTATAGAAGAACCTTTGCAATTCCCTTTCAAGCCTCTCTTCATTGTTGAGACTTCTTTTATAAGCGATTTTACTCGCTAGGATTTGCCTCTTCACTACTGTTGCTTGTGTCATTGTTATCCTTTCTTAAATTGGTTTCAAGGTCTGCTAATATGCTATCCACTTCAAGGTATGGGTTATCTTCTACAGTATTCCATACTTGCTCTAATGGGACATTGTTAAGGTATCTTGCATTTAGGTAGTAATTGTCATCTTCATCTTCTGTATCTAATCCGAATTTGGCACCGAAGTTATCTATCAAGTCTTGGATAGTCATTGCTCCTCTTGCAAATAAGAAGTCTGCAAGTTTAAGGTCATCTTGGTAATCTATCGGTGCAACATCCTCAATAGTGAAACGCCAACTGGTAACCTCTAACTCCTCACCTATAAGGTTGATTAAAGCTTCACATTCTGCCTTAATCGGTGCAATTGTACCATACTTATAACTGGCACTGGTGTTATCGGAATTGTTACCATTCAACTGGCCAGCATCATAAATACCCAACCTTGAAGGGTCTACATGATGACTATGAATAACCTCATCACGAGTATCCTTACGATACAATCTGAAATGACCTTCCTCGGTTTGAACAGACAAAGGAGTAATCTTCAAATCAACATTACCCTCCTCACCCTCAGATGGAATGGTAATACAAATAGCTGAATGAGGATTCTTGATAACCTCCCTAATCTGTTGACTAATCCTATACCTGAGTGTCTTGGTGATGTCATATTCTGGATCATCAGGTTCAACATCATAATCTGCAAAGTCACCAGTAACAGTAATGGCAAACTTAGGCATACCATAGTTCTCGAAGAAACTGTTATTGTAACGAACTGCACTTATGTCTCCCTTGATTGGTCCAAGACAACTTATGATTGGTGGTCTTCCATAATAATCGGTTCCTGGTGCATACTCCATACTCCATAAGAGTTCATTTGCTCTCTCTGATGGTGATAAACTGTTATATGGGTGGAATGTTCCATCATCTGCACTTATATCGCAAGGCTCACCATTCTCATCATAGTTTTTACCGTAGATTACAAACCATACCTTCTTACCATTTGGATTGATTTGTACTACACGTTTTTGGTCTGCATGGCGACGAAGGGTGTGTGCTGGTATGTGGTTTAATCGTTTAATGTCAGATTTACTGGTGCTTTCTCGGATTACTTCGATTGCTCCGTAACCAATGGCTCTTCTGTCATAAACCATTCTTTGCAAATGTGTATTGATACTTGGGGTGGAGTTCTCTAATACTTCAAGGAACCTTTCCCTTTCTGCATCGATTGGTTCCACTCCCTCGATTGGTTTTAGGGAATAGTCTACACCAGTACTGTCGATTGCCACTGCCTCAACACAAGCAGCGTGGTACGTATATAAGTCCAACAATTGCACAAGATAATATGGGTTATACTTAGGGTCAAGGATATTATAACCCTTCAACTGCTCCTCAGATGGAGTGTATTTACTACCAGTAGCAGGGTCAACCTGTGCCTTCAAAGCATACTTCGACAACTCCAAAGTATCAACAATATGATGATTATCCTCCTTGTCAACGGTCACTATAAATGAATCTGAAATCTTCTTCATAATTATCACATTTTAAACATTAATCTTTCTTCTTGGTCTTAACCAGTGTTTGGCACTACCAGTAGCAGTATCCACTATGTCATCTTCTCCACCATCAGCACCAGTAAAACTTACTAACTGGTCTATGAGTTTAGTATTCCAATCGGCTTTTACGAAATATACTTTGCCATCTTCGGCTAGTGCTTCCAAATCAAATGAACGAATGTTCTTTGCCATTCTTACCTTATCGCTACGAATATGGTATCGTTTTAACTCCTTGTCTCTCTTAAAAGCATTAATCAGTAACTTACTTCCTGCTCCAGGCTCTTGTTCAATCTTAATCAGTACTTGCCTACCATCTCTTTTGGCAGTCCTTTTGAACACTTTTAGGGTTTCGCTTGATGAGAATTTACCACTTACCAAATCGATAAAGTATAGATTGTCACCATCGTAACCAGTTAACAATCCACTGGTCCCATCACCCTCTTTACCTGAAGCTGCGAAGTCCCAGTATCTCATCATTGGTAAATCCTTCGGCAACTGGTCTTTAGTAATCTGTCTGTAAATGGTGTTGGTGGTTTCATCCATAAACCAAGACCGCTTAAAGATGTTACCATCACGCTCAATCGGTTGGCCTTGGTATATGGCATTGAAAAGATAGGAACCCATTGATTGTTTCTCTGCCATTAACCATTCGTAACTTCTTTGCTCTTCCCATAACACTTCACCTATCTCACGACCCAATAAATCATTAGGAGAATCACAGATAGCGGGAATATTTAAGTCAAGCCATATATTTGGGTCAATGGTTCCACCATCACGAAGAATACTCATACCTTCCTCTGCACTGATGGTAGGTTCATTCGCACGAATAATACCATGCAAGTCTTTCAAATGCAACCTTTGAGCAATCACCAACATAATCGGAGGCAAACCATTAGACCGCTTCTCCAACCTAGTCTTTGCAGTAGCCTCAAACCAATCCGCCAATCGTTGCTGCTTCACCTTTGACTCGGCATCTGCAATGTTCTTGATAGGGTCATCCACTATGAATAGTCCAGCACCGAAACCGAGTATAGATCCACCTGCTCCGACTGCTAACATTTGTCCCCTGTATGGGTGGTTCAACTTGAATTTATTTTTAGCTTTGGAATCTGTTGAAAGGCTTACTTGGTATGGTGATATGTTTCCGTAGTAGTTTAGGACATCTTTGACTTGGCCACCAAATTCTGAAGCCAATCCTTGACTGTAGGCGGTTAGTATGACTTTGTCATTTGGGTAATGTGCCAGGAAATAGGAAGCGAAATTCTTTGATATAAGTGTGGATTTACCATGACGGCTAGGTACACCGAGTAATATCTTACTGACCTTGCCTTGTAAGGCATAACCCAACAATTCAATGATAAGGACATCGAAGTTTCGTGGTCGCCAATAACCATTATTTATTAGGATACTCCATTCACCTATACCACGGGGTTTACTTGGTAGTTGGCTTATCTGCTCCGCTGTTATTGGCATCCTTATCGCCTAATAATTCTTTGAGTAATGCAAGGTCCGCTTCTTGTATACGTGGGTCAGTCATATCCACATTAGCCTCAATGGTGGCTTTGGTTTCACTTTCTATCTTTTGTTTTTCTGCAACTACAAACTCATCAGGGTCTACACATTGCAATAAATACTGACTAGCCATCCACGATTGACTATTGCTAATCTTCTGCAAATGATGAGCCTTAAACTTAGCCCTTGCCTTTTGCATATCTACATAAAAATCATGATACTTGCCTCTTTTACTAGCCTTACCCTTATCCATCCACTTATAAACCGTGGTCCTATCTATGCCAGCAATATCTGCACAATCCTTTATCGGTAAACCTTTACCATGGTTCTCTACTAGGCATTTGCAAGTATCTTCAGTAAATTTAACCATTGTACTCTACACCTCCTTTTTAAATAGTGTAGAAAATCATATCATTTTGAAGTATACATTGATTAGTATGGTTATGATTGTTAATCCGACCCCAACTACAGCGAGTAAGGTGGATACTCGGTTATGGTTTTCAAGGGTGGTTTGTTTCTGCAATTCCAGTTCGGTTTCGATGGCTTTGAGTCTTAATTCAAGTTCGGTGTCGCCCTTGTTGGATTGTAGGATTAATGTATTGACATTATTGTTAAGGGTATCTATCTTCTCTTCCATCTTATCTATCTTCACGTACAAATCATCAATTCTCTTGTCTTTGTAACTGGCTCTGGTTTCGAGTTCAGCTATCTTACGTGACTGGGTTTGTATCTGTTCCTCGTGCAAGCAAGTGTAGTCAACCATAAATATCAGTGTCCTTGGATGACTTCTCCGGTCCTAACATTCACTATTTCATCGTGGTGTGGATCATACTTTAGTATGGGTTCTCCTTCCTCGTTGGTGGTGATTGTTTTCCAGTTTTTTGTCATATCCATAATAATCATATAAAATTTAAAATTAGTTCTTCTTACATATATTACATAACACAGTAACTAACAAGTTAAGGGTATTTTCTTTATATGGTGCTTGTTTAGGGTTACTAGGAAGCTTATGAATGAGTCTGTGGTTAGGTCATATTTGCATAATGCTTTCTTGTAGTGTATGATATGGTTTTTGCGGTTGGCTTCCAGTTTGACATAGATTATTATCATTAGGATTATTTGTTCGTTGGTCCAGCTGCCCATGTCTTGGAAGTCTAGGTCTTTGATTAGGTATTGTACTCTTCGTTTTTGGTTTAGTGGTATTCTGAAGTTTTGGTTGATTATGGTGTCTAGTAGTCTGATTTTTTGTTTGTCTCGGTATTCTTGTATGTATTGTACTTCGGTTTCTACTCGCCATTCTTCTCCAGGTTGTTTGGTTTCGTATTTTTTTAATAGGAATGGTATGTCCCTATCCATAGGCCACATCTCCTTTTGGGTTTTTGTCTGTTTTTAGCATTTGTGCATATATCACTTCTATGGTTAGTATGGTTTGTTTGTTGAGTATTTTTGCATATTCCGCTCCTTCCTCGTTGGGTACTACGATTGTCACATAATCCTCATCTTCGTAGAGTAGGTAGGCCATTGTGAATGTGTGTGTGTCGGTGTGTATGATTAGGGGCATTTCGAGTGGTGTTAGTCCTAATCCTTGTTTCCTACTTATTTCTGTTAGTAGTAATTGATAGTCAATCCTCATTTTCTTAACTCTTGTCTCAATTTCGTTTTGGTGTCTTTGATTTCGTAATGTGTCTTTAACAGTTTGATTTGTAGGTCTATATTAGACATATCGTGTATCCATAAGAATTGGTACAGGTCTCTTATCTCGTATAACATTAGTAATAATCGGCAATAATTCTTAATCATAAGTCATCACATGAATTTTATGTCTGTTTCTAGGTCACAAAAGTGCTGGTTAAACTTCACTCTCTTGTTCTTGTTTATGCTTATTGTTTGATAGGCTGGAGGCTCAACATCCAAATATTGTGCTTCAGCATAGGAGCCACCATAATTAAGGAATGCACCAGTATAACCATAATACTTACGATGTAAACCATCCTTGTCTACATAGAATTTGTTCCAACTTAATAGTCGGTGGTTGTGGCCTTCCAGGTAGATGTCTGCTTGGATGTTTTGTGTGCTTCTCTCAAGTTTACCCATACTTAGGTGTCTTTGACCACTGGTTCCTTTTCCGTGCCTGGTGAAAACATCTATGGTATGTTCATTAACCTTGAAACTGTCTATGTTTTGGTTGTAGTATTGTGTGCCTAGTTCTCTTGCTATGTCGGCGATGATGTTGAAATCGTATTCCTTGATTAAACGGGCTTCGTGGTTACCAATACAGATACCAATAATGTCTTCCTTAAAAGGTTCTATACGGTCAAGCAAATACTCTTTCTGTTCCTCCAATGTCATATGTGTACTAAAGGCACTGTTACCTACATTCTTACTCGCAGACTCTAACAAATCACCCATAAAGTATATCCTACGGTTCTTGAGCTTCTTTATCTGCTTCAACATATAATCAAAGAATTCATAATTGAATTGGCTGCTCCCTATATGGAAATCTCCAATCGGCACTATGTTAATGGTTTCATTACTGGATAATGCGTATTCGTTTTTCTTTATCATCTTATCTTCCATTCGTTTTTTGAATCTTTCGGCTTTCATAATCGGTCATCAAACAATTTGCTCTTATTGAATATTCTTTCGTTTTTGTCTTGATCGTGTTTTAGTATGAACTGGTTTATCCATCTGCTCTTCTTATGACAAATGGGGCAGTTTAAGTTATATGATTTGAAGAAAATAAAGTGCAGTTTTAGTAAGGGTTCATATTTCTTAATAGTCGAACCGCAATAACTACACCTAATTGAATAAGTTTTCATTTACTTGTACCTCTGTTTAATTATTTAGGTATCTTTGCACTAGGTACAGGAGTAGTAATATTATTGCACCGATAAA